TAGCGTCCGAGAAAGGCTTGGGCGAGAAGAGGGGCTCCACTATCGTCCACATAGAGCGACGGCGTACCATCACTGCGAAGATTGAGCAGCTGGTGGGTCAAAGAGCGCCCATCCTTGCGGCTCCAGCCCCATTGATAGCGCGCATTAATTCCCAGTCCTGCTAGAATCTCCGTATCTCGGCGCTCTGACTTCTCCGACTCCACGCTCTTTACTTGCTGTCCAGCCGGGTCACAAAAGTCTTCGAAGCCAGCAGCATGATTCGGAAACCATTCTGTCGAGCGCCGGATCACACGCTGAGCGAACTGATCCGTGGACTCCTGCGAGCCCACGATCTCTTTCAGGATGAGCAGGCGATCCTTCTTGTCGATCTGCGCGAACAAGCACACTGGAGCATGCCAGCCGAAGTCCCATGCCCGGAAGACCACCCGATGGTGGTTGATCTTGCACTCAGCGCAATGGAGGTCCTTACGGAACTGAGGGAAGACACGCGCCCCGGAGCCAACGAAGAAGTTGATCTCCATTTCCTGCTCCCAGACATTGGGGTCCGGGTAGAGGGCACGCTGCTTGGAGAGCCACTCCTGCGCGTGGGCTGCAATCTTGGGGTCGGAGTCCTGCGGGTCCTTGAGCGGGTCAGCCGTATAATGTATCCGTATGCTGACTCCATTCATTACGGTATCGCGGATCTCGACGCCCTTCATGCGGCTCCCTGCTCCACGGGATGCCCGAAGAACAGCTCCGCGAACTGATTGGTCGTGCCATTTGGCGTACTGACCGCGACGAACTTGGTAGCCTTCTGGATTAGTGGAGCGAGGGCCTGATAGACACCCTTTGCTTCCGGCTGAAAGGCGAACTCATCTTCAATGATGAGCGAGGGGGTCTTGCCGCGGATCTGGTTCGCCCCGCCAGCTAGTGCAATAATGACGGAACCGTTCTCGAAAACGAGCTTCCCTTCAGACTCCTGGTAGCGGCCAGCGAGCCACGGGGGAAGGTGCGAAAGGACGAACTGCATCCGCGCTGCATGGCGCACGCTCTCCTTGCTTCCGGGGAGGCACACCATCGCGTTCGCGTCCTCGTCCTTCTGGGTCTGCCAGTAGATAGCCTTATTCGGATGGAAGCGCGCGAACCAGACGCAGAACACGCAGAGGAGCCAGCTAATGAACATCTGCCGGCTCTTGGCAATCGTGATGAGCTGATTCGTAACGAGGACGTTCCAAGCCTGCCGTAGATAGGGGAGGTCTGGGAAGCGCTTGATCGATTCAGCATCTGCCTCGTCCCGAGTCAGGACGAAGTTGGTAGCGAAGAACCAGCCGTCCCGTGTACAGCGCTTGATGACCTCGTCGCGTAGGGCGTGGAGGGCGGCTCGCTGCTCTGACGGAGCGAGCCGCTCGAAGCGCTTTAGGACCGCAGCCTGCTCCTCGGGATGCACGGACTCGATCAGGTCAGCAGTGCTCATCCAGCGTCCACGTCTGGAAGCCCCAGAAGGGCCCGAAGGAGCTGCTTACCTTCTGCTCCAGTGTCCGTGTTGATGACGGCTACCTGAGTGGTTGCGCGCGTCTCTCCACTGGCGCTCGCAGAAGTCTTCTCCAGGGCGTGCATCCCGCGCGTGATGGAATCGAAGGCGCGCGGGTCCCTGCTAGCAATGGTCTCGCGGAGCCAGTCGCCTACTTGGATCTGCGCGTTTTGGACCGTCGAGAGCGTGATATGGCGCGTCGCCTCCCGAACCTGCTGGACGTACTCCTGAACATGGGGACGGGCGAGGATGGTCTCAGCGGCGGACTTGGAGATCCCGAGCGCCTCAGCTATGCGAGTCTTGCTGATCCCCGCAGCGGACATCTGGGCGGCTGGGATCTCCTGGCCAGCGCCCGTCTGGATCTCGCGGAGGGTCCGGCGCTTCTTGGGACCGTGCTTCCCGTGCGTGGGGCTCTTCTGGTAGGCTCCAGCAGGGCGATGGATAAGGGTGACGGGTTCCGCGGCTAGCACCGGGGGTCCCTGGGTCGGCTGGGGCACCGTACGGGGCTCTGTAAGAGCCTGTGGGGCTCCAGGAGACACGTCATGTGCTATGGGTGCCTCTATACACTCAGCTACTGGGGTCGTCGATTCTGGTGTCACGTAGGCTCTGGGTGGCGCAGGGGGCAGGACTCGAACCCGCGTCTGGCGATTTACGAAACCGCTGCTGTAGCCGCTGAGCCACCCCTGCGATTCGGCTGACTGCGTATTCCTACTCAGTACGCTGTGGAAAGGGTCCCAGCTTCCACCATCCGTGCGGCGGGTCGCTCTGGCAGCGCAGCCGGCCGAACGGCGTCTCCCGGCTACTGGGCGGGAGACTTCTCCACCAGTCGACGAGGCTGGTGATCCAGACGGCGGCCCGAACCACGACAGAACCCGCGCCGATCAGGACGAAGATTCCAAGGGGGAGGAAGAGGGCGAGCGCTTCAAGCATTCAGCAAAAAGGTCCCGGGGCACTCCACCTAAACTCGGCGGGGGCGCCAGCTGCACAAGGCGAAGCGATGGGGGCGCGACGGGTTGGCCGAGGGCCCCGGGAGGTCCCCAGTAAAGGGGACCGTGCGTGAATCAGGTACTCTGGATAGCGAGGGCTGCTTCAGACGGTGTGAGCTGCCGGTAGCAGCGCTCGAACACGTCCTTTGGCGACCAGGACACGTAGCCGTCTTCGTACACGACCTTGTAGCCGGGAAGGCTCTGACCCGCGGAGCCGATCTGGACGATATATGGGAGCGGCTTTACCATACTGGTAAACGTGAACTCATCCATGGGCTCGGCCTGGACGATCTTGGTGCCGATGTACGTCTGCATGAAGTGCCCTCGCGGTGCCATTTTGGCTCTACTCGTATAATGGGCCAGAATGTCACAGAGTGCAAATATGGCACCCATGAGACGGCCGGCGGATCATAGGCGCCTCCGGCTGGGCGAGATTGTGCCACAATGGCACCGTCTCACGGGGGCCTGAGAATGGGGTGTTTTTCGCGAAGGCGTGAGACAGCGAATCTCGCCACTATATCGCAGGCTTAGGGCGCACTGGAGGGTCCAGTCTCACTGTCTCAGGGGGTATAGAATATATAGGACGAGTATCAGCCCAATACCTAAAACGGTCTTGGGGGTGAGACTGAGCCCTGAGACGGCCATTTCACCCAGTAGAATCGCCGCGTTAGGTGCGAAAATGGCGCCGGGCGTCTCATCGGGCCCGGCGCGCTCCCAGACTGGGTAGGGTATACCCTAGATTGGGTGAGATAGGAGATTCTCCCATACTGTACGCCCGGGGCTCCGTCTGGGTTCCATCCGCGGAGGGCTCCGAGAGACCCCCCGGAGGTGGGGTAGCACCGCTCGTGGTGCTGCCTAGGGGGGCTGAAGGGCGGAATGGAGCCGTAGCGGGGAGTATATTCACGCACGGGCCGGTATGGAGGAGCCGGGCCTGCCCCCCGGGGTGTGGTCGGACCACCAGTCCACCACCATACCGCCAGGGCCCATACCGCTCAGCATGTGGCGAGTAGAAGGACACCCTACCCGGCCAGCTGCTCTCCAGGTGCGCTCCAACCCCGTACCATGCTTGCAATGATCGCAGCACCGTAGAGGCTGTGGTCAGCATGGTATGGGGTGGCTTGGCGTGGTCCGACCATCAGACCACTAGACCATACGGGCGAGGTTTGGAGCACGGGAGCGGTCCCGTGAACCTTACAGCCTTCCCCACTTGTAAGGTATGGCGCCAGAATATGAGCCAGGTACGCTCACATTCTAGCTACTCTCCCGGCCAGCCAGACCAGGACATTTTGCCCTAGTACCAAATCCCCCGCCATTCGCACATTTGGACATTTTGCCCTGGTCACAGCAGCTACAGAACCGGGCACTATGCCTGCCATGTTGCCCGCACCCACAACCACTAGTAGCCGCTCCTGCATCCCACCACAACCCATTGTCACACAGCACGTGGCCTGCTGCGTGCACTGTGCGGGAGACATGGAAAGCAAGCGTAAGAAGGCCCATACCATGCCAGCTGACGAGCACTACACACGCATTTCCCGCGATGAGACACGCCACGCGCACCCCGACTGCGGCTGTGCGCTCACTCGGGACGACGACGGCGCCGTGGCGTACTACCAGTGCCCCATGCATGCCGCCGCGCCCGATTTGCTAGGTTGGGCTGAAGACGCTGCCCACTTGGTTGAGGCATACAGGGCCTACGCGGAAGCGATGCGAAAGATCGGACGCGGCTATCACCCGTCTGGGCTCCTTGGCCACTCGCCTGAGGATGTCGCTGCGGGCCTTCGTGCCGCCATCCGCAAGGCGACGGGAGGCTAGACGCGTATGATGCACAACGCAACCATCATCGGCATCCGCTACAAAGCTTATCGCGTCAATGCTGACGGCACGCTGCATCGTTCTGCCGCCGCAGCGCGACGGTACGTCATCGCGCTTAACCCTGCCACCTACCGCGTCTCTGGCGGTCTGATCCTCGTCGGGGCGTTCACGAAGGGTGTTGCGTGGTTGGATGCGAACGGCGATAAGCACTTTGTCGCGGATGCGGCGACGGGAGGCTAGAGCATGGACCGTCAAGCATGCGGCTGCCCGGTATCTGTCCCGACATACGCCCTCAAGTGCGCCGTGCACGCGGCTTTAGACGGCCGCGCTGTACTCCCGTGGCGTACAAGCAACATGGGCTCGTGGTATGACGAGAATTGCTGCCGATTCTGCGGTCGAGTCAGCCCTTACGGGCTAGCGTGCGCTTGGTCGGAGCATTGCGGCATGTGTGGCGTCCGCTCTTGTGCGTCTCATGGACAGGCCACATACAAACTCCGCGTCCAGTGCCCCCACGAGACAAACCCGCGAACCAAGTATGGGCGCACGCTGCTACGATCTCTGACCATGTTTGGGCAGGCGCTGCAACCACGGAAGGCTTAACGTATGCAGACCATCCGCTATCGCACACGGGATATCGGTTACGGCAACGAGGCGGGAATCGCCAACGCCTATGTGACCGACGAAGTAGACACATGGGGGAAGCGGACCATTCTCGTGTGCTGGCCGGGCACAATCGAGCGCTGGTATCTCTTCCCTAACGAGTGGGAGTACGTGTGATGCACGCCCTTACCATCTGGCTCCTCATTCTTGCATCATATCTCGCAGGCTTCGCGACGGCTGGACTGCTTGGGATGGAGCGGAGGGGATAGCACGCCATGCACGCCACGCTCGGGCGCCATACCACGTACCGCATGGTGCTCCGCCACCCGTCGGGCGCGCTGCTACATGTAGCACCCTCAGCATGGTCCGTAGAGCTGGCACGGGCGTGGGCGGGGGCATATTTTCCAGGGTGCGACATTCTCAGCATAGGGGAGGCTTAGAACGTGTTCAGACTGACCATCCAGACCGACAGTGCATCATTCCGTGACGCGGACGGCACGCCTACGCATGAGGCATGCAGCACCGAAGTCGCCCGGATTCTGCATGCCGTAGCAGAGCGTGTCGAAGAGGGTATTTGGATAGGGGACTATATCGACGTCAACGGGAACATCGTAGGTGAATGGGAGATGATGCCATGACAGCGTGGACAACTCGACTGATCGCAGAGGAAGCACGCAGCTGGTTCGAGCGGGCGACGCGGGATGACAGCGTGGTTTACTACCGGAAAGATCCTGCTGCCCCGGAGTGGATCACGGACCTCTCCCACCACGCGCACGGCGACATGATGCCGGACGACTGGCGTTACGAGTTCATCGTGGCCGCGCTGGACGCCCTGGCCGAGACGGACGACCCCGACGAGATCCAGCTTGAAGCGGACGTGTACAACGCCCGCCTCATAGCGTGGCTCGGCTCGCACAGCCACCGGGCGGGCTACTGCGACGATGCGGTCAAGGAGTTCGGCGGGGAGCCCGGTACGCTCATCGACCAGATCATGCTCGGTCAGTACGCGGAGAAACAGGAAGTGCTCGGACTGGTGCGGGCCTTCATCGAGCAGCGTGCCGAAGACATGGAAGACGCGGACGAAGGGGGCGCGTCATGACCCACCGTTGTACGGCGCGCTGGACGCGACGGGGAGAGTTTGTGATCCTACGGTGCCAGGATTTGCAGTGCGGCCGCGTACGGGCGGTGATCGTGGACCCGCTGCCGGAAAGGCAGGCATAGAGATGGCAGCAATCAGGCGCTACGTGCTAGTGGACAAAGTAGGCCACGCGCAGGACTACGAGTATGCCGACTTCACTGAAGCGAAATGGGAGGCTCAGCATAGCGGTTGGGCTGTCATCGAACGCGAGTACGAGTACATCGATAGCCGCCTCGTATGGACGCCGAACGGTGGTGACGTCTGGCCACCAAAGAGGAGCGCACCATGACCAAGCACACGCCGGGGCCGTGGTATGTGAGCACTTCTCCAGACTACTTTAGTGGTGGTGCAACGGTCGTGCGCGGGCGTGTACCGGATAGTGGTTTGGTTATCGCTGTCTTGACCACGGTGCTTGAGCGCGAAGCCAACGCCCGCCTGATCGCGCTGGCGCCGGAGATGGTGCGGGTGCTCAGGCTCGTTAACCTGTACGAGCCCACGTGTCCAAGGGACCATGGCAACGAATGCATCCCGTGCGCGGCCCGCGCCCTCCTGGCCCGCCTGGACGTGGAGGATTAGGCCATGGCCCACACCCGCGCCGTTCAGCATCTTGACATCCACGACGCCGACCCGACAGTCTACGAGAACGGCGGCACGATCTGGCTGCGCGTCCCGGCCCCGATCTGCGAGAGCGATGATAGCCGCGTGGCGATCTACCTCTCAGGCCCGGATCGCCTGCGCCAGCTCCGCGACGACATTGATGCACTACTGGCGCAACTGGGGGATAAGCCATGAGCCGCCGTTATCGCTTCACGCGCAAGGACCGTGTACGTGCGTCCCACAAGCGACGTGGGGTGCCACCATCGCCCAACGCGGACTATGAGGCTGGGGATCTCTCCACGTGGGCTGATGTATGGGGATGGGCGCCGTGGGATTGCGGGCGTAGAGTGCTGCCACATGAGCACGACTAGCTGCGTTTGTACGCTCCAGCAACACTGCACGCTCCATCGGGCAGTTGTAGGGGTGTTGGAAGCGTTAGCAATCGTCGTCATGCTAGCCATGGAGTGATGGCGTGCGCTGCCAGACGTGCGGGTGCGACGCCCGGATGCTCTGCCTACGATGCCGCGACGGGCGGTGTCGGTGCGGTGGGCGCGGCTTACAACGCCGCATCCATCGCCCGCCGTAGCCCCTCGCTCTCCGCCAGCTCGATATAGCGGAGGGCCATACGTGGGTCTAGATGCCCCGTGGCTTGCATGATTTGTGGCAAGTTTAACCCGTGCGCCGCAAGGGCTGTCCCGAACCCGCGTCTCAGATCGTGGAAGTGCAGATCATGTATCCCAAGCCGCTTACACGTGCGGCCAAAGGACTGGGTGATCGAGTCCAGGCGCACGTGTGGAAGGGCATACTCAGCGGGCCCCGGCATGCGGAGATACCACCACGCATACAGATAGCCGCGCATGGTCTGCGTGAGAGGTACAGTCAGGGGCTCTCCATTCTTCGTGACGGGAAAGGTAATGGTGCCCCCGCGCAGATCCACGTCTCGGATGCGCATGCTCCATAGCGACTCCCGCCGCTGGCCAGTCTGTGTGGCAGCTATGATATAGCGCAGCAACGCAGGCGGCGCTCCAGCAATCAGACGTTCGCGCTCATCTGCGGTTGGGAGCCTCTTCCGGCCACGGGCTCGCAGCTTACGCGCGTGCGATACGGGCGATGGGACTCCATACCAGTCTTGGGCAACGCGGAAGCAGTGCTTGATCCGCGTGAGGTGACGATTATACGTAGAAGGCTTGTAGCGCGCCTGGAGTCGAGCGAGCCACATATCTACGTCTTGACGGTGCAGCTCTCCAAGCCGGCGATGCCCCCATTGATCTATCACGCCCTCAAGGATCGCCCACTCCCGCGTCAAGTGGGAGCGCTTCTGCATAAGCACGCGGGATTGCATCGGCCAGTACGCTTCACGCACATACAATGCCACACTGCGGGGTATCACAGCCCCTTTCGGCTCACGTTGCATCCCCATATATCCCCTTGATTTATATGGTGGGCGGAGCAGGGATCGAACCTGCGACCCCAGCCTTGTAAGGGTTTATAAATTAGCTACTTACGCGCGTTAGTCGCCCATATCGTACTCGTCAGACTCCTTCAGATCCTCTTCCGCTGTGAGCGTACCGGCACCGCATGCAACGAGCGTTGACAGTATGGCACGCCATTCTGGGCTGTCCTTGCCGTATTGCCGTGATATCTGCCGCACGTGCCAGACGGCTTCCTCGGTATCCGGGTCGCTGAGCGCCCCCGAGCTTATCTTGGGTCTCCAAAACTCAACAAGCATGTAAGCAAACGCACCGGCAGGAATCCCGTCAACACGCTTGCGCCAAAGCTTAACGGTTTCGTCGTTTGTGATGCCGCGCTCGACGGCCCCGGCGATCGCATCCTCTAGAGCATCCCGACCTCCGAAGATACGTGCGGCCTCGTCCCATGTGAAACGCGGCTTGTGTCGGCTGGCCACACGGCACAGTTAACGCGCTATCAGACAGGATGTCAAGGGATTTGCAATAGGGTAATCGCCTACATAGCCCGACGCACAATTTACACTTGACGTGTGTGACGTGTAGCGTGTACTGTGCGCCATAGAAAGACCAGAAAGGGGACACGGGATGACTAAAAAGGCAACGGAAGCCGGTAAGAAAGAGATCGGAAAGCGCCCAGAAGTCGCCATCAAGCCGCCGCAGTTCGGCCACGCCACCGTTACGATCATCGGAGCAAGCCCCCTCGTCATCAACGCCTTCTCGCGGAAGACGATGGAGCAGATGCGCGAGAAGCAGGAAAATGGCAGCTCCGCGCGAACCGACAAGAAGCGCGAGGCCAAGGACTTCAAGGCGGCGTACGAAGCGGCCAAGCACGTCTCGCGGGAAGGCTGGTGTGGGATCTCCGCTGCTGCCTTCCGCAACGCGATGATCTCTGCGTGCCGTATCGCGAATTTCAAGATGACCCTCGCCAAGCTGTCCGTGTTCGTCGAAGCCGACGGGTACGATCGCGTGGACGGTACGCCACTCGTCCGCATCACGAAGGGAACGCCGCAACACGTCGAGCACCTTGTACGTAATGCGACAGGCGTGCCTGATATCAGGCCGCGCCCCATGTGGACTGCTGGATGGGAAGCCCGCGTCCATCTGCGCTGGGACGCCGACCAGTTCAAGGTTGCGGATATCCTCAATCTGCTATCGCGTGCTGGACAGCAAGTTGGCGTCGGTGAGGGGCGCCCCGACTCCAAGAACAGCGCTGGCATGGGTTGGGGTCTCTTCTACGTGAAGACGGACAAGCATGGCTAAGGCTCAAGAAGTCTTCGCGTACGCGCCGGGATTTCACGCGCGCGTCTCAGCAGCTATCGTCGGGCCGGCACTGCTTAAGCTCGCGGGAGACCGAGGTATCGAGGCGCTCCATCCAAGGGAGTTCGTGGAGGACGCGAAAAACCCCACCTCGCCCTATCATGCAGTCTTTGACTGGGACGACAAGACGGCAGCAGCCGCTTACCGGCTCCGTCAAGCGCAGGACATCCTCCGCAATCTGCGTATCCGCGTGGTGTACGAGGATAGCAAGCCCCAGCTCTATCGCCCTTTTGTGAGCCTCCAAGACGGGAAGGGCTATAGGAGTGCAGTAGCAGTCCACGGCGATACCCAAGCGCGTGCAAGACTGATCCAGCTCGCCCTCGCAGACGTCCAGAGCGCCCGCGACAGGCTAGCTGCGATCCGCGGCTTCGGTAGCGTCGTCCGCCTGCTCGTTTCCATTGAGCGGGCGATCCTGCGTCAGCAGAAGAAGAAGGCGGCGTAGGGTAGACACGGGATGGTGTGGCAGGCTAGGCATGGCCGGGACTGGTCTGGCACGGTCAGGCATGACGAGGCATGGTGATGCAGGCACGACACGGTGTGGCAGGGCAACGCGTGGTACGGCGGGGGCAGGCAGGCACGGAATGGCGCGCCCAGGCGGCGTAGGGACCGGATGGGCTTGGTGAGGCAGGCGTGGCACGGCATGGTCTGGAGGGGCGGCGTTAGGTGCCGACGGGCAGGCATGATGAGGCATGGGATGGCAGTGCACGGTCGGGTTTGGCATGGCGAGGCAGGCAAGGCATGGTCTGGCAAGGCGGCATCAGGTAAGGCGTGGCTCGAACTGGCTGGCGGGGTACGGTGGCACAAAATCATGACGTCAAGGGATTTCTATGACTGACGAGGAGTATACTGGTGCAGCTGAGCAGCGCACTCCCGAACTAACCCGCGTCACACGAGCCCGCTTACGGCGTGCAGGGCTCTCCCCTTCAGACGCAGAAGACATTGTGCAATGGGTCTTGCTACAGATCCACCGGCTCTACCGCGAAGTCACGGTGGATGAAGCGTT